CCACCTAAAGAATACTATGTGGCTTATAGAAAATACTACAATGACAGTGGTGGGAGTTCAGATAAACTAAGAAGTCTCTTGTTAAAAGATTCTATCGAACTGTCTGAGTACCAGATTAGTAAAATCATTGAAGAAGCAAATGAAAATAAACTATGGACTGAGGCCATAGAAGAGGTTGGTAAGATAACAGAACACCCTGCGCACTTTACTCTAGAGCTTTGGAAATTTAGACAATTAAATAAGAAAAAGTATAGATTACCTTCACAGACCATATATCGAGTAGCTACTATAGATCAAAGACTGGAACTATACAAAGAATTAATGCAGATTTTTGCTGATTGTAACGTCAAAGACTTTAACAGAGTTGCATATGTAACAGAAAATATCATCTTCAATCGATCTAAAACAGATAAAGATTATAAAAAGTATAGGGCTTTGATTTTAGAAAATTTTAAACAGTTATGCAAATATATAGTCAACGCCACAGACATAACAGAATATATAGTGATTATTACTGAATTTTTCTTTAAAAATGGAGATAAACTAATATTTAATCAGGATAAGGTTGATAAGATACTTGAAGCTATTCAGAGTGAAGATCCGACAGATACTCTAAACAAATTATCAGCTGAAGAATTAGATATATACAAGGCTACCCTAATAAAAACGGAACACCTAGAAGATACCCGAAGACGATTTAATCTACTCAGGAACGTATCAAAAGTTATTGGTAAACTTAGAAAATCTCAGGTAAAACTATACAACAAAAAGATAAATACCTACGTAAAACCTCACGTGCAGACTACTAAGCCTGATAATAACAAGTATATCTACTACGATGATAAGTACATCGTGGGTGGTAATTATCCACAGTTTGAGGACGAGTTTGGTAACAAAAATTATTCACGAGATGATTTAATTGAACTTTCTATACTATTTGGTGTCAAACCCGATGATGACGAGAATGTAGAACAGGCTATGTACAACACATACATCTCTGTAATGAATCAAATTCAGGATTTGGAGAATCCTACATCGGTTGCAGATATAGTAGAAAAACCAAAGAGAGAACTAGATTTCAAGGTATATGCAGAACCAAGAGTAACAGTACAGTACACATTTAGACCAAGAATGGGTGTACCAAACCCTGGAGAAGTTTACTACACATCGAAAGGGTACATTTCACAGTACAAAAAGCAATATCCAACTAACAGAGACTACTACGAAAGACAGTACGGTGTACCATACACTTTTGAGAATTTTCTACCAGTCTACCATTCTCGATTAAAGGAGCTCGTTGATAGTAAGCTGATAATGATTGAAGGACCCGCTATTTTTAGAAGTGAAAAGGAAGATCCAGCAGCAGTCTACATAACATCACCTTACTACATTTTTGTAGAATATAAAGATTCTTTCGGTAAGATCATATATTTTAGAGAGGGTGTATCAGATAAAAAGGTAAAAAGAACTGCAATTGAAAATCTTGATACCTGCAATCGTTTCAAGGATGAAATTAGCTGCAATAATTTAAACTCTTACTCACTTGATTCTAGAAAATGTGTATGGACTGGAAAGAATTGTATATCGTCTATCGTTGAAAATAAGGTAATTGAAAGTAAAGATGTGTGGGAGTACGAACCAGATGACGAAGAACTTAAGTTACCATGGTCAAGTGCTATACTAGCGTCAAAGAAATACATCGAGGAAGTTTCTATGAAACAGAATCTTGGTGCAGCTGATCTAGATGCATTGATAGTAGATCAGACGAATAGACTATACAAATATCGCCTAGAACTGGAAAAATCTATTAAGCAGAAGAAACCCACAACTTTAGAAAACGATACTCGATTAATTGAAATAGTAGAAGAAGCGACTATCAAACCTGGAGATACCAAGAAGTTAGGTGATACAGATATGTACAAACTAATAAGTATTCAACAGACTCAGTCTGGTCTTAATAAGAGATCTCTTACTTCAAGGGAACTGATGAAATTTAAGAAGTTTAAACTAGAAGAATATGGAGAGGTAGATATAGTAAATGTATTCTACGATAAAAATTTACAGGATCATCTTGTAAATGTCGTACACGATGGTAATCAGATACAGTTATCTATTAAGCTGTTTAAGGTCAGTGATACAATTCCGACAGTTCGAGTAAAACCAGTTTTTGTATATATCACAGAAGAAAACTATAAATATCTACAGAACCCACCGCCAGTATTCACGTGGACTCTAAGTGAACTTGATTATAATGTAGAAAGCTTTATAGAAGATGAATTACCCTACAAAACAAGTACAGTAAACTACATAGATACAACCATGATACAACCATCTGGTACTGTAAATGATACACCACTTATCACAAAAGAAGATATCAATAAAGCTATGTATAAGTTAGCATTCTCTGAATATACTAAACAAGATGACGCAATTGTTCTAAAAACTGCAATTAATGCAACACAATCTGCAATTAAAGTTGCTTTACAGGAAAACATATCTCTACTTTCAGATGACTTTAAATTTATAGTTCGAGAAATTAATGTAGATGATGTCATCGCCGTTCTTGAAAAAGATAAACCCCAAGTTACCACGTTAGAAAAATCTCTCAATTCTCAGTTAGACAAAGCCATAAAAGACTCTGATAAGAAAGAAATAAAAGATTTACTGAAAAAATTTGAAAAAGCTAAGATTGAAAATGATTTAACGGTTGAAGCAACCAAGAAACTAGTAGAAATAGAAGATAAAGAACTATCTAAGAAATCTAAAGAAACTACAACAACCGTTGCTAGACCTGAGATTAGACCTAAACGTGAAATTACAAAAAATTTTAAGAAGAGGTCTGTTGTTACCGCTAGGGATATTTAACACTTGTAGTTAGTGTCAATAATTTTTTCCATGTCAGTGGATATTTCATCTCCCACTGGACCCATGTATTCTAATGAATCAATTATATCAAATTTTAAAGGATTTTGAGATTTTTGTGAAGTAGTATCTTCTTTAATATCCCCAAATACTAATGCTGCATGTTCCATAGTTAATTCATCCTTATCAGCTGAAATTACAGCAAATGCCTGAGTAGATGCAGCTCGAGTAGTGTCATGAATTACAAATAAAACTTTAATGTACGGTGTTTTGTCTTCATCAACAAAATATTCTGGTTCAATTTCGAGTACGCTCATCGATTCGAACTTGAAGCTTCCGTTAGAGTGAAATTCAGGGTTATTGATTATTGCCTCGTATATCTTAGTATTAATAAATGTAATTATTTCATCACGAGATATATCGCATGTATTTACACGGGTTAACTTTTTATCTCTTGTAAATTCACCAGTTGATATTTTCTGCATAAGTAGATCTAACATATCATGATAACTATTGTAGCTTTTAATTGTGCGAATATCAAAGTACTTATCTATATCTTTTCTACAAAATACCTGCCCTGGTTTGTCATTAAATAAGGGTGGACAACAACCTGTCTGTTTATTACCCGTAAAATCTAGAGGTCTTCTAAGTAAAGTGTAGTTTTCCTGGCTATTACTGTAACACATAAAAATAACCGCTACAACTAAACCTACTAATAGTATGATTTGACAACTGTTCATCTTAATCTGTAATAAATATAATTATTCGGTAATAATTACTAAAATATTAAGTTAAAAATAAGTAAATGGGAGATCGTCCACAGGAGAAGACACAGTCCATCATACTTGTTTATCACCCAAGCTGTCAGGCATGCAGAAGACTAATTGAGAAGATACCAGATAGCTGTAAAGATATTCAGTTATTAAATATTATGACTCTACCCGAAATTCCTGCACAGATTACTAAAGTTCCATGTTTAGTTATTGACAAATCTCAGTTTATGACTGGAAAGGAAGCATTTGATAAATGTGAGCAAATAATTAGTGGACCATCGTGTTACAATGTATACGGGGGTTCATCTGGTGGATTTTTAGATAACAACCAAAACTTTTCTAGCAACAACTTCACAAGTTTTGGAGAAGGGTGTGGTTCTCACGGTTTCGAAAATGTACCTAAGTTTGAAGAGCTAGAGAAGACAGCATCAAAATCCACTGAATATAGTCCATCTGTTTAAGTATTTTTCTCGTCTAATCTATTTAAAAATATAAAATAAGATTAAGTAAATGAACAATCCTGAAAACATGCAGGATATATTTAAAATGGCTCAGGAGGTTGCTAAGAATATTAACGTTCCTCGTAACTCAGACGGTAGTCTAGACCAGAGCCAGGTTGATATGGGCAAGATATTTCAGGAGGTTTCTAAATCTGTATCTAAAATGGTTACACCAGATATGGTACAGCAGATTTCTAGCAGCATGGGACAACCATCTTCTCCACAACTTAATAGACGCAAGAAGAATTCTAAGATTACTGTAGTATCCGAGGATGACGACGAACTTGAACCAGCAGAGGATATTCTACCAAAGACTAAGGATCTTCATTTTACACTTAATGTTAACCTAAAGCATCTATATACTGGTAAGACTAAGAACATCGCAGTTAAGAGGCAGCGATTTCAGACTGTAGACGGTAAGCCAGTTTTAGCAGAGGACAGAAAGGTACTAGCTGTACAGATTAAGCCTGGAATGCAAGACGAAGAGGTTATTATCTTTGAGGGTGAAGGTGATGAGAAGAAGGGGTGCGTTCCAGGTGATGTAATTATTACACTATGTTACGAAGAGCATCCCGTCTATACTAGAATGAATGATGATCTGTTTATGAGTCATACTATTTCTTTATCTGAGTGTTACGATTTAGATTTTACTTTTAAGCATATTAACTCTGATATTGTCGGAGTTCGCTACACTGGTCATAACATCATGAAAAACAGTAACTTATATAAACTAGAAGGCTATGGTATGCCAAAATTAGATGAAGAAGGCTATGGAAATCTTTACATTAAGTTTGAGTGTGATATTCCCGACGAACTAACAGAGACCCAGACGGCAGCTCTAAAGGAACTTATTCCACCTATTTCCACAAAGGAAGAGACAGATAAGTACCCAGATTTAGTTGAGGTGCTCGATGATGAACTAGAGTCTTTTGCTATTTACGAAGATGACGAAGACGAAGACGAAGATGACGAAGACGATGACGAAGACGATGAGGAAGACGACGAGTACTAAATATGATCTCTACAAACTGGAACATATGAATCAGACCCAATCACCTTCTGTTCTTGACTATTAGTTAATCTTTTTGTGAAATACGCTTTATTATTACATGTTTTACATTTAGCGTGTAGTTTTGTCACACTGTCCGACATTGGTATTAGATCTATTATTTCTCCAAATTTTTGTTGTCGAAAATCTGCATCTAGACCATTGATGTATAATATTTTGTTATCTTGAAGGGCTTGTTTACAAAAGTTTAGTAGATTTGGAAAGAATTGGGCTTCATTTACACAGATAACTGAGTAATCAGCGTAAACAACTGAATTTAGGTTTTGTAACATGTGAGTTTTTAGGTTTATCGAAACACCATCATGTGTAGTTGTATCAGCCATGGAGTATCGAGTATCTTCAAAATAATTTATTAACATTACTTTGGTACCACTCTCATGCAGCGTTTTGGCAATGTTGAGAAGTTTAGATGTCTTACCAGAAAACATACACCCAATAATTAAATGTAGTTCACTCATAGTATTTGATTATTGAGAGTATTTTTATGTTGGTTTTTTGTAATGGAGTTCTGGGATTTTAACGAAACTGATAACTACGTTGATGTAAGTTATAAAAATAATAACTACCGAGTTTTAAATAAAAGAAATAAAAAACTAGCTGCTCAAAGACTATACGAGATAGAGACATTTATCAATCTTATGGCAGAACTTGTAAGAAACAATATGTATTTAACACAGGGGATACTTACCGATATGTGTCAAGTTTTTTTAAGTATTCACCCACATTATTACAGAGTCCAAGAAATGCAGATTGGGACAATGTTTGATGGTATGAATAAACCAAAAGAGGTTAAACTAAATAAATATTTACCAAAAGTTGGAGCTGATGGTAAATTAAAGGCGGCATATCGAGTAATTTTCTTTCAATTGAGACAGCCTGATGACAAAATTAAAAAATTTAATGAATTATTTCGATTAGTTATGCACGAAATTGCACACACTGGGTGTAATCACGTTCGTTGGAGAGATGATGATCACGGAGACGACTTTAAACTTTTCGAAACTTACTTATACTATTTATGGAGTAAATACCGTAGCTTGTAAAGTACTTACCATAGTTACCTGATGATTACCATGGGCTGCTCCAGTAAAACGTAGTCTAACTGCTACTATTGTTGGTTCTGTAAAATTTGGAGAATATGTACTGAATCTTTTTACGCGACCTGTTACATTAGAAAATGTCTCTGAATGCAGTGTTGGCAAATCAGTGGTTTCAGTACCAGTATATGGACCATGCTTTACTTCACAGATCTCTACCGTAACATCATGTGTTTCTTCACTTAATATATCTAATAGTAGTACAACTAAATTTACATTTGTGTCAAGAATAGTAGTGTATATATGCTTTATGAAGTTACCATTTTGAAACTGATTTCGATTATATTCATGACCTAATTTATTATTATCTTTAGTTGCGTAGTAGTTTGTATCATGGGCAGACCCACCCATTTCAAAATTTGTTGTATTTACATAACCGATACCTCTTTAGGTCTGCACATCTGTAATTCTTTTATTTAATCTACCAACTACTCCACAGTTTTCATCAATTACATCGATACATTTAAAGGTTTGAGAATTTAACAAATTTTTCATTTAATAGGTATAAAGATAAATTATTAGTTATAATATAATGTCACTTGTAACCGCTCTTCTATCTCTCTCTGCTTTTAGCCCCCAGTTTGTTAAGGAAGCTGAAATTAAGCACGGTCGTGTAGCAATGCTAGCAGCTCCAACTATTGCTCTACTTGATGTAACAACTTCTCCCACTCTTGGTGTGAATGCTCTATCTTCTACACCCATTGAGTATCAACTTCTCCTACTTGGTATTTTTGGTACAAGTGAAATTAGTCAGCTTTGCAATTCTTATAATTTTCCAGATTCCGTTAATAGCTGGTTCGAGATGAAGGAGGATCATGAACCTGGTAATTACAAGTTTGATCCACTTAATATTAGTAACTCAAAGAATAAGGAGTATCTAAAGAAGAATGAACTATTTATTGGTCGAGTAGCTATGATTGGAACAATTGGTATGATGGCCAAGGAGCTAATCGATGGAAAGCCCTGCATTGAAATCATGTAGGTACTTAAAAACAGCAATGATGTGTATATAAATGAACGCAGCTGTTTTATCTATGTTAACTGAATATACGCTAAATAAAAATATTAAAATTATTCAAGACCTAAAAAAAATAACGTCACAGTTATCTGATATTGAGTTGTTAAATATCTATAATAAGTCAATATCGATACATCAGTCACGAATACAGAACTATGGTGACTTTTTAGAAAATACACTTCTTGTAGATATTTTAGATGCTAATTTAATAGATTATAAGAAGCAGGTTACAATAAATTCAGACGGGATAATATCTGGATTTAATCTTAAAAAACAAAAGTGTTACCACATAGTTGATTTTGTGGTAGGTACGGGTATATCTATAGGTGATTCAATTACAAAGTATAAGGTAATTAGTTGCAAAACAACTTGTAGAGAAAGATGGACACAGGATGATTGGAGCTTTAATTTTCCTCCTGTTCTTTACATTTTACTAACTTTGTCACCTGATTACCCAAATTCGGACAGATTTAGAGAGAGTGAAACCCGTAAGATAATCACCTCAACCCCAAAACAAAAAGATAATAGAATTTTTAAGTTAAATTTTGATCACATTATTAGTGAGTTAAATAAGACAAATTAATAAAATATTAAAAAGTTAAATGAGTCTACCGCCACATCAGGTGCTTGGGTTAGATGATAATTATACACTAGGTGATGCTAGAAGCGCCTTTTACAACTTGTCCAAGGCTTATCACCCCGATTCTTCTCAAAATAATTATATGTCAAAAGAAGAAAAAACAGAATTATTTCAGGTATTAGAAGCTGCATATAAAGAAATATATGATCAATTGGCTCATAAAGTAATTGATACACCAATGTATAATGTTCCAGAATATCAGCCTAATATTCATATCGATCAAGATGAAAAAATTAAAGATAATGATAGCTTCAACAGTGAATTTGAAAAGGTCCATGCAACAGAAAACTACGATAACCCATGGAGTCTATCTTACTCTCTAAAAAGAGAACCAATAGATACAACAGCACTAGCTATATTAAGCCCCGATGAGTATAAAACTAAAGATTACTACTGTTATGGTATAAATCAGTGTGCTGACTTTACAAAACCAAGTAAGTATACTGATTTAGAACATTTAGAGAAATATTCGGAACTGGAACAACCCGATGAATTTAGTGAGATGTTTACGTCAGTGGAAGATTTAATGCACCATAGAGAAAATATGGAATTTGACGAGACCATACAAGAACAAGAAAGAGTTAAGAGAGAACTTATACAAAAAATAGATCTCAATAGAAGACACGTACAACTTGAAAAAGACATGAGAATCTTAAATCTTAATTAATAGTTGAACTGATACGTCTGAGATTCTCAACATGAGTTATCTGTCTAACACGTTTAGTTTCGTCATCTACATCAACAGTTTCTAGTGGTGGCTGATTAGTATCAAATAGAGGGTAAGTCGTACCATTTTTGAAAACCGAACCAGCACGGGCACCACGCTGACCAGTTGTTGTATAGTAGTAACCAAAATTTTCTGTGTTGTCTAGTGTAGCAATGTCTACAAATAAGTCTCTGTATTCAGTAGCAGAGGATCTGTAGAAGTCAGCTGGTACCCCCTTTCCTTTATCAGTCGATCTGTATAAGCACTTATCTAAAATAGTTGGACCCGAAAAATCAGTTCTTGTCTCAAATCTTTTAAGTCTATTTTCATGTGCTAGAACAATATCCTGTGGTATGATTAGTGGTAAAGTTTTCGATAAACCAGTCTTGTACTTAACGTCTTTTCCTTCAATAAAATCCAGTGTGCTTTGATTGGTTGGCATTTAATTATTAATAAGAAAATATTTTAATTAAAAGATATTACAACACTTTCATTTACTATATTTAGACCAGTATATTTTTGTGTTTTATTTTTACCCTTATCTGATAACTCTGAATTCATGTCGTCATCTATCTTGTTTACGTTAAGAATAACGTAGTTTATCATCTTATTTTCAATAAACCACCTAAAAAAATTTAGTTGACCAATTGTTGTAACAATGCTACCTTCGTAGTTTTCATGTAACGTCTTAAGATCAATCGTTAGTCTATCTCTTCTACAGAAGGGGTCGAAGTATTTCTTAGAGTAGGCTTTCAGTTGATTCTTGTAAGACAAATAGATAAAGAATATAGATTTCTGACCATTTTTGTAAAATTCGTAGTTTACACTATATTTTTTAGAATAATTGGTAACTAACCAATCCAATATTCTCAAAGATATATTTGACTTTTGTTGAATAATTGGTAGAAGTATGTCTAAATTTGAAGATTGAGAATAGAACTGTTTGAGTGAATTTATTAAAAGCTCGGCTTTGGTTTCACCAGTTGGCATTCCAGTAATGAATCTTAAATTAACTCTTTAAGTAAATTAAAACACTTAAAGATACGGTCTATATATATGTATATGCATATTCCCTCTTCTCAACCTATCACTAACTATAACTTTATAAATTATCTTACTAGGAATATTATATCCCAATGGGGATACAGAGGTGATCCAATCTTTCCTTGTCCACAACCAGTATCCATTGAACGCAAAGATTTTGATAAGCTAAAGCAACATGAATACTTTGTGGCTGTTAAGAATGACGGTATTCGTTACGTTATGTTTTTCACCACAGATAAGCATGATAGAAAACTGTGTATTCTTTGTGACAGGAATATGAAATTTTCTACAATTAAGGTAACAGTTGATGATAACCTATACCATAACACTCTATTTGATGGTGAACTTATTGAGGAAAACGGATCTTTTAAGTTTGTGATATATGACGCCGTGTGTCTGTGTGGAAATCATATAGGTAAGAACCCCTTTGAGTCTCGTCTAGCAGAAATTGATTACTGTGTGACTACTCTTATCAAACCGTTTGAAAATACTATTTCTATCGAAACTAAGCCTTTCTACAAAAAGAGTGACTTTAATACATTTCTTGAACAACAGTACAATGTAGAAAGTAAGATTGATGGGATCATTTTTATGCCAAATAAGATTCCAGTTCTAACTGGTACACAGTTTTCCATGTTTAAGTGGAAGACAAATCATACTGTAGACTTCTTAATTAAACAAAATGGAGAAGATCTAGAAGCTTATGTATACAATAAAAACGAACTAACAAAGTTTGCCAATGTTAAGCACGATACAGACGAAGGCAAAATATTTATTGAAAAGTTTTATAGCCTAAATCCAAACATGGAAGAAACGTGCATTCTAGAATGCCTATTTGTTAAGGAAAAGCAGAATTTTACACCTCTACTTATCAGGACAGATAAAAATTATCCTAATAGTCTGCGAACAGTTGAAAGAACTCTATATAACGCAGATGAAAATGTAATACTAGATGAATTTATTGAACTCTTCAAGTAATCTTAAAAATCTATATGTATTAACTAATATTTAATAAGCAATAGATTTTTAACAGACCCTAACCCTTATTTTTATCTCTGTTTTTAGTTAATTTACTTCTTGGCTTCCATCTTAGCCTGCGCAGCCGCACGACGGCGATCCCGCTGAGCCTTCTCAGTCGCAGCGATAAGCTTAGCAATCCGCTGAGCCTCCTTGATCGTCTTGGCGAACTCCTCCTTGGTTGGCATGTCAATCTTGTCAACGAGGATAGTTCTGGCACCAGTCGAAGCCATGACTTGACCTGGGCGCTGCGCGAAAGCTGGCTGCATTACACCGAAGTTAAAGAGACTGCCTCTGGCGTACGCACGCTCAAGGCCCGAAAGACCCTTCTTCGAGGGACGGCACTGCTTGGTTTCACGATCGAATACGAGACCCTGAGCCCTGCACTCAGCCATCATTTCCTTCTGGGTCTTCTCGAAAGACATAGCACGCTTCTGGGCAGCAGCGACACGAGCCTCAACTAGGCCAGCACCCTTCTTCGACTCACGGCACGCCGTGGTATCCTTGTCAAGTACAAGACCCTTCTCCTTGCAGGCAGCTCTGAGCTCCGCAAGAGTTGGACCAACACTGCGCTTTGCACCCTTCTTCGACTCACGGCAAAGCTTGCTATCCTTGTCAAGTACAAGACCCTTCTCCTTGCAGGCAAGCATTAGCTGACGCATCGAATCAGGATTGACCGCACGGCCACGGGCACCGAAGAAAAGCGAACCCTTGGCGTACGAACGCTCAAGACCCGAAAGGCCCTTCTTCGAGGGACGGCACTGCTTGGTTTCACGATCGAATACGAGACCCTGAGCCCTGCACTCAGCCATCATTTCCTTCTGGGTTGGACCATCGCTGCGCTTTGCACCCTTCTTCGACTCACGGCAAAGCTTGCTATCCTTGTCGAGTACAAGACCCTTCTCCTTGCAGGCAAGCATTAGCTGACGCATCGAATCAGGATTGACCGCACGGCCAGGAGCACCAAACATATTCATACGAACCATTATATTATTTAAATATTGCTAAGAAAATAATTTTGAGGAAATTAATAAAAAGTTGAGATATATTTTTTAATTGTTGCTTCTTTAAAATTTAACGAGCTCAAAAACTGACTTAATTCTTCGGAATTTAAAGGAGACTTTTTAAATGCTTCTTTTTCAATCGATAGTTCAGAATAATCCATGAATAACTTTCTAGCATTTTCAAAATCAAACTCCTCTGTTATTTTGTATTTGTTTAACTTAACTACCCCTTCAATTGTTTTATTGTTTTTGATAAGATTGTAGGCAGTTAAAGGACCAACACTTGGGATGTAAGGACAATAATCGCACCCTGCTATAATACAGAGGTCTACAAATTGTTGGTATGACATTTCCATACTGCTTAAGATTGAACTCAATGTTATTTCTTGTAGATTACCCTTAATATTTGTCTTCAGTACATTTTCACAACCAAAAGTTAAAGTATCAGTATCGTCAGATACGACATAGTCCACGAGATTAATCTTCTTTAGATAAACACACGTCTTCTCTGCTTCACCGTCTGCTTGAATATATGGTATACCCAGACATTCTAGTAGCTTTTTACACTCAATTATGTGATATTTATTCACGTAGATCACCTGATTATTTAGTTTTTCAATCTTATCCTGTGTTGTCTGTCTGTCTTCCAGAGATTGCTCCTTCTTAAGATCTTCCTCCAGTTCTGTGATCTTGTCCTGAATTCTCTTTCGATTATTCTGTCTTTTCTGTAGCACATTTTTCTTTGCATCTGGTGGAGTACCGTCAAATACAAATACGGGAAGTATATCATTCTTAAGATAAAAACTAATTCGATTTGCAAATCCAATGATGTGACTGTTTTCAACCTTAGACATATGAACATACTTGTAAATTAGAATACTACAGTCAATTGCAAATACTTTTCCTTTGTAGTGTTTGATGCTATTTTCCGTCACAGCATCGGGAGAATATCTACTAATAAGAGTATTTAGTCCGCGAATACCCATTGTTAGTATATATTTATAATTAAACTTTAAGTGTCTTCTTTTGTCGTAATATTACCTAAAATCTAGAGTCTGGTTATTAGTATTGTCTTCTTCGTCTTCTTCAATCTGTATAGTTCGCTTTTTAGTATTTACCTTGAAAAGATGGTGATTTTCGATACCAATTTCTCTATAGTGTTCTACATCTTTCCAAAAATTATACAAAATTGGAATGTTGGTATTTAACCAGTTGTGATCTATGTGAATTCTGACAATGTTTAATATTTCGTCTTCCGTTTGAGTTCCAGGTCTATACTCGATAAAATCCGCACGAGTTAAACCGCATATAAATAAATTTAACTGAACCTGTGGATAATAATACTTTGGACACTTATTTAGTTCTATTTTCCTCCGATAAGGACACTTAACCTCCAAAAGTATAGGTTCTGTTTCTGGGTTTTCGTTATCTGTAACTATCCCGTCAGGTGATCCAGCTAAGAAATAGTACTTATCTATATCATTATCATGTACATCTGTGTAAGAAATCATTCCAAAGTTGTAGTTTGTCTTACCCATTGCTCTACAATACTTTTCGATCGCGTAGTCTTCGTACTTCTGCCCGTGTAGAGTAGCTACATTTCCAACAAACGGCTTTAGATCATGTCCACACTTCTTAAAAAGTAGTTCGTGAGGTTTCTGGTAAGGATTGATATTTAAAGCTGTAGCGGCATCACTTGAGGTTAATTTTCCCTCACGTTGAGAAAACCACTCTGGGCTTCTTTGTTCATATTGAGGTATTTCTAGTAGAGAATTGATTTTCTGATTTGGAGAAGTCATCTAACTTAGTTTAAATTCATTCTTTAATCTATTTTAGTACTTAATATTTTAA